TGAGAGGGAAAAGAGGGCTCGGGCTAAGACCCCCACACCCAAGGTCAATACCAAAAAGATAAACAACTACGTGAACGGTCTATCAAATAATGAACGCAATGTGCTCAAAAAGAAGATTTGTAAATAATTTATACTCGCCTTCTCTTCGGAAGAATAATATTTATGTATAATAAACTATGTGGCTTCTCGCACTTCTCATCATTGTGAACATTTACCTGCTGAGACAGACAGGTAAGCCTCGTGTATCCTCTAATGGTGAGAAATGGACTATTTACGGGACCATGGGTTGTGGATGGACTCGTAAGCAGTTAGACTACATGAAGAAGGCTGGTAAGCCTTATGAATTTATTGATTGTGATAAAGGTGGTTGTTCAGGAATGGATGCCTTCCCAACCACCATTGATCCTAATGGTGAAAAGACTGTTGGTTACCAAGAGTTTTAAACACCCTTGAGGATGTTGATGGACAGGGCGAGGAAGAAAGCATCAAGCATGGTCTTGATGGGCTTGAGGGTGGTGATGTGGGGGACGAGAGCCCTGTTCCACGCAAGGCGGAGGATGAAGGTCGCAATGAGAACATTGAGAACGAACACGAGAAGCTCGGTGAGCATATCGGACTTATTTTCAGCCTTGACGATTTCCTTAAACATTTATTAGATACGGATATTTTTTTCTGTAACAATATAAATGAAGAACCTACCTTTGAGTGGTTCGGAAAGGAAATATACCCATAAGCGTTGGGGTACGTCTACTGGTGTTGGTAATAATAACTGTTATGCATATGCGGTAGGAGACTATCAGGCTTATAGGTGGCAAAAATCTATTCCTGGAGATCGGTCTGGTCTTTCAAACGGAAGTCATAACTATACTCACTGCACTGGACTTCCAAAGCGCGTTATTTCAGATAACCCAACTAAGATATATGCTGCGAAGGCGAATGAAAAATGTAAGAAGGGGTACTATAAAGTAATGATGTTCGTCTGTCCTGGAAGACCTACAAACTACATTCGTCAAGGTGATTTCCACTTTTATGTTCAACATGGAGTCATAGAGTATCGTATCAAACCTGGGGACACTCAAGAGTCTGTAGCTAAGTTCTTTAGGATTCCTGTTTCTCGGGTAAAGAAGGGTGGAAAGTTTGCTCCTACCAAGCGTATTGCCTTCAGAGCTAATGTATTCAGTCACAAGAGGGGGTGGGCTACTGGTCCACTTCTGACTGATGCATCTGGTAAATCTATCAAAGATCCCCGAAAGGCTGATAAAAACTACCCTGGTCTAAATTATGAGAAGTACTGCTCATCCTTCTGTGTNAAGGACAAGGGCATCAAGGTCGGTAAGACTCACCCCAAGGTCCGCAAGAAGACTGTCTAAATCTACTGTATTTTCAACATCAAATGACATGTCAAAAATATCCATAATATTGAAGATAGCTTCACTCTCCAATGACACAGTGTTAGACTCTGCTGTGTAATTGTTCTGAACTGTCAATGTAACTTTAAATTGTGAAACATCAAAAACTTTTCTACAAGTTGGGCAAGTGTTCTTACCTTCATCCTTCCACTTTTGTATACAGTGGGAATGAAAAATATGTCCACAACGGATGGGTGTGTTGGCCCTTGTTGACCTTACCTCGCCGAGACATATTGCACATTCTGGCATTCTATAGTATAATTCTAAAGTTTTTATTAAAATTTATCACACCTAATAGGTTTTAGACATGTTGGAGTAAGGGTGGCACTGATCACACTTATCACGGGACTGTTCCTTGAGCTTGTTGAGAAACTCGGGTCCCTGCTTCTGCATAGCCTTGCGGAATGAATAGTTGTCCTCGAAGCTAATACCATTTTGCTCCATGAGATAGTTGTTAGTAAGTTGGGCTGAAGAGTGTATGGTGAAACACCTTCCATCGGCCATTCCAAGTCGCTGCGACATTTTGTATTAATGTACCGTTAGAAATTTATTTCAATCACAGAACTTATCATATTTCAACTCTTGAATTCCATAACCCCCGTCACTGTCACTGAATGCCAGTGTTTGATCATTCTTCTGACTCCAACTATCTAATACATTAATTTCATTTGTGCACAGTGACTTACCCTGTCCCTTTTCAGATGGGAAATAGCCGGCATCAAGTGTTTTGTATCTGCAAAAATCACCACTCTTCTTTACTTGAAAACGAACCATTTTACAATAATTATCCGAAGATTGGTGAGCTGCTATATATTCCTTTTTGTTGTCAGTTGAAGATAGTTCATGTATCCAACTATTACCTCTAATAGGAGCTTTTGGTTTAAAGTATGAACCTGTAAATGTAACACCCACAGGATCAATATCACTTACTGAATCACAAGCACCGAGGCTGCCCTCTTTCGCTTTGAGCTTCTTATTTCTTTCACAACTTGGTCCTGTATCACCATATTCAACCTCTTCTTCTACATCAGCATCACCTGTACTTTTTCTCGAAGATCTTTTTCTTTTTTTACCTGAAAACATCCCTGAGAATGCAGAAACTAAAACTGCTATCACCAATAAGACTCCCACGATAATAAAAATTTTACCTCGTCCACCTTTCCCCCCTGATTGGCGAGCCGCTGCGTACCTTGACAGGAGTGAACCGTCCATTTATATTATAAAATATTAAAAGTTAATTTGCCTGTTTGTAATTGTCTGTATCCACGATTTGAATCCCTTCTTCTTGAGATGATCAATCATTGGTTCACATTTGTGACCAAGGAATACATCAAAAACATCTTTCTCATCTGTGGGTTTGCAACGAATGGTGGGTTCTTCATTGATGTGTTGATTTATGATGTTGTAGCCAAAGGCNATTTCTTTGAGGGTCTCAGCACCTGTAATTATAATTTTACCAGTTGAAAAGATACTCGTGGTAATCTCTTTCATGTCTTGGGCTGGGCGAAACTTGATTTTTACAGCGCTGTATCTGTCAGGTTCAAAAGAAACCTTAAATATATCTGAGTGATTCTCAAAGTGTTGCGCCACCTTCATGAGGTTGATGTTGTAGTTGAGAGAAAAGTTAGAGTTGATCATGACAACCCTAAAAGAGTCAACGGGGACTTGGGATTCCATCCCCAAAAAGGTCTTGAAGATGTAGGTGAGCTGGGTGATGATCCTCTTACAGTCGAAGAGATCACAGCATCCAGCTACCTGAATAGAGCCGTTTGGAAAAACCTTCACAGACTTAGTACTGTAAGAATCGTGATAGGTGAGAGTAACCTGATTGTAGAATGTTGTAGGCTTCAACTTCCACTCAAATCCACCATCATCCTTGGTACCGGAGCGCTTTATTTTGAAGGTCTCCAATTTCTCAAAAAGGAAACGGAGTTTTTTGATATCAATTTCTTGAATAAAGCTTGATACCATAGTGATNGTAGTAATCTTTATCCACGAAGGTCTTGTCTCATCGGGAAAATCTTTCCTAAACTCATCAAGAGTTAGAAGGTATGAAAAACTGTTGTTGGCTATAGCCGAATACATCTCTCTTTTTTAGAGTCCCTCGTCTTTATTTGATTTTATACTTAAAAGAGAGCGACTTAGGTAATCTAAATGTCCTCCTTTCTCAAATCTGCAAAAGCCGTTTATGACGTTGATTCGGATTTGGATTACGTCGCAATTACATACGAACGTTTTGTAAAAGAGAAAGGGTATGCGACTTACGTGGATTATATTCACACAAAACCTTCGGCAGATTGGGTATACTTGAAGTCAAAAACACAGTCTATCCCGTATGAGAAATTTCTGGATACGATGTGTGAGAAAACCATTGAAGTTCATCAAAAGATGGCTGAACTTGCACTTCAAAATATCGTATCCGATAAACATAATATTCATACATACATTCGTACAGCGTACGCTTCTAAGATTCTGGACCCCAGCTTTCAACCACCTTGGATTAATACTAAAAGTGCTTGGCAGAGGGAATTTATTAAAAAGTTTTGTNTGGATACACTTGCTGATCTCATTCAACGATGTGAAGATGAATCAAGGTTAGAGTATTTCTTTAACGTCTTGCGTAATATATCATCACGATAATACTGGTAAGAATAATACCACCACCAATCATAGAAAACTCAGGGTGATTGGAAACGCCAACTTTCACCTGTTCAATAACACTCTTTTTCTTCTTGGTGAAACCGGTATCAATATTCCTTCTTGGGTGAACAGGTCTAGATAAAGAACAAGCCCCGACCGCTTCATCACATAGACCATAGTCACAGTAGACACTCTTTTCGGCATCTTTGATTCCAGGTTCCCTCCTAAACTCAGTGAAATCATCAAATCCATCACTTTTTCTCACACTCCCTGGAAGAGAGAAGTCGTGTGTGACAAAAGGGTTGACATTATCAATCGCTTCTTCGTCAGTAAGCATTATAGTTACTGTTAGTTCAGATTATATTTCTTAGTTTTCATTTTACATTTATGTTCTTCCCACATTTTATCCAAGTCTACATTTAACATATGTGCCAATTGAAATAGGTAACTAAAAACATCTCCCATTTCCATCATCACATCTGTACCCCTTTCCTTTTTTAGACCTGTCTTCTTATAGGTCTTCTTGTACTGGCGAATGGCTGAAGCCAATTCACCAAACTCTTCTGTCAGAAGGAGCCATACAGTGTCAACAGCAGCGCGATCCCAACCTTTAGATTTACATACTTTTTCTGTTTCGTCTTTGTAGAAGTTTAAACTCATCTTATCAATGTATATAATCAAAACTTTAATTGATTCCAATCTTCATATTCTTGGGGATCTTTTTACCAACTGTACTCGTGTTCATGGGTTGGTCAAGGGGTACGGCAATTGTGTCGATGTCTTGGACATAAGCCATATATTGAGACACACCGGTTTGAATTTGACCAAGGGCAGCTTCAATGACCCGAGTATTCATGAACTTAACTTGCTCATTTACACGTGCATAGTGATCACCTGCGTTGTTAATAAATACAACGCGCATCATACTGTATAGGTCGTTGGGGTTCTGACGATCTATGGAAATACCAGTCTTGTTCTTAAAGGACTGACGGATACCACGCTGAAGAAGATTCTGATTGAACTCGGAAAAGAACAGGGTATTGAGAGGTGTTTCAACCTGTTTCAGAGAATCGAGGTGGAGGTTATCACACATTTAATATACCCTCGGAAAAAAAACTTAGTAGATATTAAATGTTGAACCTTGCTGATTTTGACGAAGNTTATAACAACAAACCAAACAATGTTGAAGAGATTCCATGCCAAGCTCCAGCCTGCTTTGTGGGTTCTTACGCNCCAGTGGCTCGTCCAGGTGAGGATGGTNNATTTTTTGTGAACACTTACCTTCTTCAGCCCGANCGTAAGTTTGAAACTGTGGGCACCGTGAAGGTTCGTAGCTCCGANCTCGAGAAGTGCAAGAAGTAAGTTAAAAATAAAACAAGTAGAATAATTAGAAATGAGAGTTGTTAAACGCTCAGGTCGTATTGAGGATATGAGATTTGATAACATCACCAATAGGATTAAGAATTTAACATACGGACTCTCAGAAAATTGCGACTCTTCTAAGGTTGCACAACAGGTAGCTTCTTCACTTTATGACGGTATTAGTGCTCAGGAAATTGACACCCTCTCAGCAGAAGTGTGTGTTGGTCTGATTACTTCAGACCCAGATTATGAAACACTTGCGACTCGTATTGTTGCCAGTAACATTCAAAAGGTTTGTCCTAATAACTTTCATCTCGCAATGAAGAAGCTTGCCAAGGTAGGCATCGTAACAGAGGAAGTTGCACGAGTTGCTGGTATAGTTAGAAATGATATCGTGCCAAAGAGGGATTTTGATTTTGGGTATTTTGGTCTAAAGACTCTTGAAAAGAGTTATCTTCAACGACTTGATGGTATA